GCCAGTTCAAACAGTTCGGTAGCATGAACGGCACACTCCCGATAAGCCTGCGCCAGTTTGGAAGCGTCGGTAGGGTGCCGGGTATCGTTAAGCACACTCACCCGCATCTGGGTCTCCGTGCGGAACATCACGTCGTTACGATAAGCGTCCGCGATTACCGCCAGGCTATCGGTGAGCCTGACGACATCCTCATCGGTGACCAACCCCTGCGCTAACTCGACGGCCTGCTGGACAGGTTCAGCCTCAATGATCTGGATCTCTTCCATCAAATCACGTCACCCTGATACTGTCCGGTCTATCAGTGATGATTACCCCGTCGTCAGGCATGATCACGATAATAACCTTATGCCCTTTCTCCTCATAGCCGAAACAATATAACCGGTATTCCCGATACGTTGGCAGCCCGATATCCAGTTTATAATTATAATAGTAGTGGATCAGTTTCCGCCCAGGTTTCCAATGCAGGATGAACGGCGTTTTGCCTTCAGAGGATACCATCGAGAACGATGCTAACTTATCCTGCTGGATCTCATTGAACCGATGAAAAAGAGAGGTTTCCGGGTCGAACTGGCATAAACGCGAGCCGTCGGTATACGTAGCCACCCAGCACCACCGCTCAATAGGCGTGGTAACCCATTCCTCTGTTCCGTTCGACTCACGGCAGAACCGGTATTCAGTCATTGTATTGACCTACCTGCCGGCGTTACGCGACTTCTGTATATTTCATATTGACTGTCGCCGACCCGCCTGCTACCGTGGAGGCGTCAACCGCTAACTGGACAATGCAATAGTCTGAGTAGCTGTCTGATGTGGTAAGCGTGCCGTCAAGTGCGCCACCGATCCCGACATTAGCGCTGGCGGGTTCAGAGGTGGGGACCGTCTGCGTGTAATCATAGGTTGCTGACCGGTCAGTCGCTGCCGGACCGTTCGTGGTGTCAAACGTCTGGGCGCCTTCATACCCGCTCGTTCGGGCGTTGGTATACCAATCGTCATCAGCATCCCCGGTGAACCCGGAGATCCAGAACTTTACGTTACTGATTGAAGAAGAGGTATCAATATCATGGACGTGTAACCTCCACCATTTCTCATACGAACGTCCCCCAGCGGTGATAGGGTAACTGGCTGCCACCAGGTTAACAGCGTCCGTGCTGCCGAGATTACAATTCGTTACGTGCGTGATTGTCGGGGTCTTCCCGTTACTTTCCGCGATCACTACCGTTGCGGCCATAGAATAGTATAAAGTTATTATTATATAAACGGTTAGTTATATGTGAAAACGGTATAATATGGTGTTAACTGGTATCAGGATCTACCCTATGCAGCCCGTAATGCAGCAGCCTATAGTATCTCGCACATACGGGGCAGGTTTCCGGCAGGGTGTAATCCCATTCACTTGCCCGCCATTCCACCTTGGAGAACGTCCTGCCGCAGAGGGTGACAAGGGACTGGCCGGTGAAGTAGTGGACTGACTTACTCCGGTTCCGTTTGCCCCAGTACCCCCGTGCCATTATTCCTCTATTTTATGCACCGTATGGGTAGCTGCCGGGGTATTCTGGGTGAGCGATACAAACAGGTTCACAGCCTCCCCGTATTTCGTGCCGAAGAACGTCCAATGCGGGCAGTCGCTGACATCTAATAATAGGATCCAGCCGTTCGTGCATCTTATCGGGCTGAATGGGAATACCCGGCAGATCATCGGCCTGTCGTCCATATCAAGAGCACAGCCTGTCACCGGATCGAATAACGGGCAGTCGTCCCGCATCTTCCACCAGCCATCCATCACGGGGTCGAACTCTATCTCTGGATGCGTCTCGAGGATCCGGTCTTTCTCATGTGTCATTACGTGCGGGTGATGCCCACAGCATTTCCCGCCGCAGTCTTTACAGACATCAGGGTAATATAAACTTGTCATTCTTAACCTACCATAGATGGGATCGAATCGTGTGTGTATCCGATATTCGGTACCTGTGAGGTATGCCCGGGATCCGCCCGTTGTATCGTCTCGCCGCCCCGCTCCAAGAAGAATAAGAGCGCCTGGGTCATGGCGTCCACCTGGTCATCGTATCTCCCCTTGGGAAAAGCAGAACATTCTTCAATGAAGTCATGGATACGGGGATTAATTGATGGGTCAGGGAGGTAGACGTTCCCCGACTCAATGTATGGGGTTACCGCTCTCGCCCGCACAATCTTACCCCCATGCGGTTCCACCGGCACCAGCCCGGGGACCTTCCGCTGTAACATCTGGATCACGGCGGGCCCGTTCGCCTTGTCCTCAATCAGTTTCCGGCGGGCTAGTTGCCATTTATGCGATAATGTCTTGATCGCCTGCATGGTTGCCGGCAGGTCCAGCCGGTCATGTACCCAGTCCATCAGGTAGACGTCCGCACCGTTCCGCCCCCATACCTGCCCGCATACATAGTCAGATCCTTTCTCATCCTTGAACGAACAATCCCATGATTGGATATACTCTTTTATTTTCGGCGGGCCTGTATAGAACTGCCACCATTTCCTCCGGAATATCTCGCCCTCTTCCGGAGCCGGACGCTGTTGATACAAGGAGGACCACCAATACGATCCCACGGTGCGTTTAATCTGCATGAGTGACTCATAAGGGAACCGTGCGGGCCAGAGGGGTTCTCCTACCGCCCTTCCAAGCTGATCGTTCTCTTCAGCGATTGCCGGCAGGTTGATCACCGTCCATACATCCCCGCCAGCCTGCATCTCCGCTAATAACCGCCCGCCTAAATCGTCTTCATGCCACCGTGTCTGGATATGGATGATCGCACCGTTCGGCTCTAACCGGGTGTATAATGTCGATTTATACCATTCCCAGGTCTTATCCCGATACGTCTGTGAGGCCGCCTGTTCGGCATTCTTTATAGCGTCATCGATAATTATGAGTTGCCCGCCTTTCCCCGTGATTGCCCCGCCAGCCCCCGCGGTTATCATGCCGCCAGTATGCCCGTCAATATCCCACCGGTTAGCCGCCGACGAATCGCTCTTTACTTTAACAGGTTCCGGGAATACAATCCCGAACTCTTCTAACAGGTCCCGGGCACGTCTCCCCCACTGTGCCGCGAAATCCGCTTCGTAACTGGTGAGAATAATACGCCTGTCCGGGAACATCCCTAGATACCATGCCGGGGTATACTTGGAAACAAGTTCGCTCTTCCCGTGCCTAGGTGGGAGGTATACCATCAGCCGATTAATCTCGCCGTCAGCTATCCGCATCAGCTGATCGTTCAGCAGCTCTAAATGCGGGGCGGGTTCCCATCGGCCTCCTGACGCAATGATCGCAAAGTCTGCTGGTGACCTCCGGGCGATCCGGCAGGCCGCTTCGTTAGCGTTAGTTGTTGACATCCGGTATTGGTTTACGGCTCTTCATCAGGAGCTCTGCCAGACGTTCATCTGATAGCGTGGTGATACGGATAGCGCCACCACCAGCGCCAGTGACCTCCTGCTGGATCTTCTCGTTATGGCCCCGATCCTTACCCACACCCTTTAAGCAGAACTGGATCGCCCAGGGTTCCCCGTTCTCGACAGCGGTATATAACGCATCCTCCGCGATATCTTTCAAACCTTCACGTTCGTCATGAACAATCTGCGCCAGCTCTTCCACCTGGTTCACCCGTTTCCAGACGGTTTGACGGCTGCATCCTAACAGTTCAGCAGCCTGCCGGAAGTTCCCATGCGATATTTTCAGCGCCTCAGCGATCTTCTCGTTTGATATAGTATGACCCATTTTTGTAAATTCCGTTAATGCGGTCCCCTAATTCCGCACCTCTATGGTATCTATTGTCCCTGTGTAGGGCCGGACCTCTTCACGTCCGCAGACCGGGCATTGCCATCTCTCAAAGGGATACGCACCCAGCCCGGTAATGCCCCGATAATGGAGCTCTTTGCACCCGTTCGGGCAGGGACCGATCATATCCAGTAATCCTCTTCGTCTTCGTATTCCAAGCAGGACTCTACCGTGATCGTGATAGGTTCCTCTTTCGGTTCCTGGGCAGGCTGTGTATTCTTCACCCGTTTAAACGATTTGCATTCGTCTTTATAGTCCTCAGGGACCATACATACGATCTTACTGATATTCGGGGTGGCGCCGTTGCCTACCCAATACTCACATTGCTTACATAATGCCATTTTAATTGTTCACCTCCATTACGTGGTTGATCTGTTCGGTATACCGATCATACATCCCGGTCTTCAGCAGGTTATCCATCTCGATTAACAGGTTGACGCAGCTATCCGTGCCGTTCTCCTCCAGCTCTTCCATGAGGATATTTACCGTATGTTCAGCGCCATACTTGACCGCAACCTCGATATCGTTCATCGCATATCCCGCCATTCGAACGTGCCCCAGACGGCCAGGATAGCGTATACCGTGAACATTGCTGATGCTGAATAGGTCCCTTTACTGAAGTTATAGAGCGCCCAGGTTGAATTGGTAAATATCCACATCGGGAACGCTACCCGGTATTTCTTTATGTTTAGGATGGTAGCGGTGATGCTTGCTATCGTTAGCGCCCACAAGAAGACCTGGATCATATCTTCCCCCTGATATCGTCCCAGAAGAGGCCGACCAGGAACCCGATCACTAGCCCAATAATGAACTCAACCATTCTGCACCTCCCTCACTTTCCGTAGTGTATCCCGGAGCGCCATCTCACGGGTATAGTCCTGATTACTAACGGCGGCCTCATGCTGTTGGATCAGCCATCTCTCGACCTTCCTTAGTTTCCTACCCATAACTCACCCCCTCGTAATCTGCCGGGATGGTATACCATTCGCCCGCATCCTCAAGTTGTATCGTTTTCTCACGGGACTGCAGGATGTCCGCGAGAAGGAGGATATCGTTCAGCGTGTATGCGACTACCTCATTGGGTGCCCGGATACCGGCTATCCTATAAAAAACACGGTGCCACCAGGGATTCACGTATTCCGCATGAAAGTCGCGTTCATCTGCTATGTATTTTAACAACGCTTCACACGTCATGTGTTATCATCCAACCGTTGACGGCGTTCGACTGCCCGTTCCATATCCCCGGCCATTGAGTCTCTTACCCGTTGCCAGCATTCCCCGCAGAGAACAAACCCGCCGTGCCATGTGCCTTTCGGCCCGACCATCCCGTAATCGATCATATTGCCAGAGAACTCCGCCGCGATCTCTCCGTTGTAGATCGCAATCCCGCAGAATGCACAGATGTCGCTTAATATGTCCTGAGGGATCGCGTCTACTGTTTCCGGCATTCATACACAACCTCGTATGGATATGCTAATCGGTAGCTTTGGGAATGGAGATCGTCAAGCTCTTCGTATCCTCCGGGCGGGTAGGCGATCACGGTTGTCGCCATATCGTAGAGTAAAGCGTTCCGCCCTGCTCCATACCAGAA